CGCAGGATCAGCTCGGAGGTATCCGGCGTCACTTGACGCTCGACCCCTCTGGGCGTGTAGATTCCTGCTGTCCAATCATTACCTTGGAGGTTACTCAAACCCATGCCGGAGATAAACGAACGCTGGTTGCCCAAGAAGGGGAAGGCCGGCAAGAGCTACGCCGTTCGCCACCCTCTTCGCGGCCGCATCGAGCTGGAAGTGCAGCCGGTCAGAATCACCCAGATCTACACCGCTGACCGGGCGGTGCAGCTCGCGCCCGAGTCCGACGAGAGTGGTACAAGATCTCGTACCACAGTCAAGGTCGCCGACCTTCGACGCTACTGGAAGAAGGAAGCCTGAGATGGCACTGAAGAAAGTCGTCCGCAAAGAGAAGGGCACCAAGGATGACGGCAGCCGCTGGGCTGTCGTCGACCCGGTGACCAAGCGCCCGCTGTACCTCCGCACCGAGGAGGGTCTCAAGCGCCCCGACGCCGACCGACTGGCGGCCGGGCTGCTCACTCGCGCAGAGGTGATCTGCGTCCGAGATCCTGCATCGAACTGACGGACTGCGTACCGGCCTTCCGACCACTTGACCCTTGATAAACCATTTGGTACCCAAGGGAAAGTGGTCGGAAGGTACCCTCAGCGCCCCCTTATTTCACAGGGGTTTTCTCCATGTTCCCCCGCTCCCCCCTTTAGGGGGGAAGGGGAACAGAGAAACCCCCACCAGTTTGTACGGATGCTTACAAAGTTTTGCGTGCGCAGTTTCCGTCCGGCGGATGCGTAACTCTTTCCCCTGAGATCAACTGCTGAGGAGCGGATGGGGAAGGACCGGCCGCGCACGAGCTGCATACGCCGGGGTGTAGGCAGTTGGTCTCTCGTCCAATAGCAAGGGGAGATCCGGATGCCCAGCCCGTCGCAAATCACAGAAGCAATCAGGCTCGTCGAGTCAGGCCTCAGCCGCAGAGCTGCGGCGGCGCAAGTCGGCATGGCCGAGAGCACGCTGCGCTACCACCTCAACGGCGGCGGCTGGTCCGGCCGAGCCAAGGGCGAGTTGCCGCCCGGCATCACCGTCACCGAAGACGAGGCGATCCTCGTCTCGCCACCGTCGAGCAAGGTCACCGACCCGACCCAACTCATGATCGAGATGGGCCTCGACCCGGCCGAGTGGGAGAATCCCACCGCGGTCGTCAACCGCTGGGGCGACCCCAGCGACCCCAGCTACCAGCTCAAGCTGCGGCTGCAGCGTCGCGAGCTTCGAGCCTTCCCTACTCCGGCGATCCATGTGCCGTCCGTGCCGTTCCATTCGGATCGCCGCTCGGGTGACTGGAGGACGACCTTCATCCTCGGCGACCAGCAGGCGCCCTACCACGATCCGGCCGCTCACAAGCTGGTCTGCGAGGCGCTTGCCGAGATGCAGCCGGAGTTCGCCGTCCTGACCGGCGACACCGTTGACTTCCCGACGATCTCCCGCCACAAGGACAATCCCGAGTGGCACCAGCCGGTGCAGGATTGCATCGACTCCGGCTACCGGCTGATCCGCGACTATGTCGAGGCCTCGCCCTCGACTAAGTTCTTCAAGCTGCTTGGCAACCATGACGAGCGCATCCGCAACGAGCTGCTGCTTCGGGCCGAGCGCATGTACGGGATCAAGCCCGCGGCCACGCCCGAGCAGCCCGAGCAAGAAGACGCCCTCTCGATCCGACGGCTGCTGCACCTCGACACCCTCGGCGTAGAGCTGATCGAGCCCAACGGCGGCTACCAGCACGCCCAGCACGCGATCACCTCCAAGCTAGTCGTCCGGCACGGCTGGTTGACTGGCGCCAATGCACCAGACAAGTCACTTCGGAATGTCGACTTCTCGCTTGTCGTCGGGCACACTCATCGCCAGTCGATCACCAAGCGCCTCGTCCATTCTGTCGACGGCAAGCTCACCGAACAGGTCGCGGTCGAGACCGGCTGCCTCTGCCAGATCGAGGGCGGCCTCGGCTACGCCGTCGATCCAAACTGGGCGCAAGGCTTCGCCGTCGCCACGGTCTGGGATGACGGCGCGTTCCATGTCGAGCTGGCGACGATCAAGAACACTGGTTCCGGCTACAAGGAGCTGCTGCTCCGCGACGACCGCTGGCTCGCTGCCGCTCACCCTCCGATCGAGATCAAGCGCGGGCCTGAGTGCTCCCAGTGCGGCGACGATTGCGAGTGCTGGTGACGACTAGCAGCTACATCCTCGCCTGCATCTTGATCCTGCTCTGGCTCTGGATCCCGCACGACTGATGGCAGCCAAGCTCACACGCAACGGCGACATCCTGTCGCTGACCCTGACCGGCATGCCCAAGCCCGACTTCATGGAAGCACTCAAGCGGGCGAAGATGATCCCCGGCCGCCGCTGGAACCCCGACAACAAGTCATGGGAGTTCCCCGCCGAGGCGCAGATCGCCGAGCGTATCCTGCACACCATCCGCCCAGTGCCGACCGCCGAGGTCATCGGCTGGGTCCGCAAGGCGCGGGTCGAGTCGGCCGAGCAGCTTGCCACCGCCTTGCCCGAGGACTCAACCTCCCCGCTGCTGCTGCCATGGGCTGACAAGCTCTACGGCTATCAGCGCGCCGGGATCGAGTTCCTCGTCAACAACCCCTCGTCCCTCTTGGCCGACGACATGGGCCTCGGCAAGACGGTCCAGTCGATCTCCGCTGTCTGGGAGTTCTGCGCCCGCAGCAGCGAGCCGCTCGCCGAGCGCCCGCGTCTCGTCATCGCGCCGAACTCCGTCAAGGGCAACTGGGCCAAGGAGGTCGACAAGTGGGCTGGCGAGCAGGCGTTCGTGCTCGACGGCAAGACCGCGCCCAAGCGCCGAGCCCAGCTCGAGCGCTACATCGACGAGCCGGGCGCATGGATCGTCGTCAACTGGGAGAAGGTCCGGGCCAAGCGAGTCGGCGGCAAGGTCGAGATGGTCGAGCCTCTGCTGCGCGACGCCAACTGGGGTGCGATCATCGCCGACGAAGCGCACCGCGCCAAGAACCGCAAGAGCCAGCAGACCCTCGGCCTTTGGCAGCTCAACGCCCCGGTCAAGCTGGCGCTGACCGGCACGCCGATCATGAACAGCCCCGACGAGATCTGGGCTCTGCTGGCGTGGCTGGCTCCTGAGCAGTACGGGCGAGGCGGCGGCCGCACCGCCTACTGGACCTTCTACGACCAGTATGTCGACTACTACGAAGGCCCATACGGCCGCGTGATCACCGGCGCCCGCAACCCGGACGCCCTGCGCTTCGAGCTAGCCAACAAGCTCGTTCGCAGGACCAAGGCCTCGGCCCTCGACCTGCCTGAGAAGGTCCGCCAGTACATAGATGTGCCGCTGCTGCCCAAGCAGCGCAAGCTCTACGAAGAGGCCGAGCGCGAGCTGTGGCTTGAGATCGCCCAGACCGAGGGACCGGAAGCGCTCGAGCGCAGCCTGCTCGAGATCCCCAACGGCGCGGCTCGCTGCACCCGGCTTCGACAGATTGCGTCCTCCCCGGCGCTGCTCGGCGGCGATGATACGAGCGCCAAGCTCGACACCGCCGTCGAGCTGATCCGCGACGCTGGCCGTCAGGTCGTCGTCTTCTCCGAGTTCAAGATGACCTGCGCCCTGCTCGCCGACCGGCTGGCAAAGCACAAGATCACGACCGGCATGATCACCGGTAATGTCCCGCCCGAAGAACGCACCGACGCCGTCATGCGCTTCCAAGAAGGCGATGTCGATGTCATGATCTGCACCCTCGACGCCGGCGGCGTTGGTATCACCCTGACCGCCGCCGACACTGTGATCTTCCTCGAGCGCGACTGGACTCCGGCGATCAACGAGCAGGCCGAGGACCGGCTGCATCGGATCGGGCAGGAGAACCATGTCAGCGTCGTCATACTGCAGGGACTCGACACCGTCGACACCGACCGAGTCGCCCCGGCCAACGAGTTGAAGTCGGCGATCGTCAGCTCGGTCATCCAACAGGACGCCGTCAAGGAGAAAGAATGAGTGACTTCCTGTTTCACTGGGACCGCGCCTGCGAGGCGGCCCGCGAGATCGGTGCCCCGGTGGCGCTGACCACCTTCATCGGTTCGATGACGATGGAGGGCAAACTGGCCAACCCGACGATCCTGCCGCTTGCCTTGAGCGGTCGCACCATGCACCCGTCCTTCATGTCTCAGCCGACCCCCAAGTACGACCCGGAGCGCGACCAATGAACAACGACCTGAACCTGCTGCTCGCTCGCTTCTACGAGAAGAAGCAGCGCCACCACCACTACAAAACCGAGTCCGACCGGGCGACCGAGGAGTACCGCGAGGTCGAAGCCGAGGTGCTCGATGTCCTCGAAGGACTAGGGATCAAGAACTTCACCGTCAACCTGCCGGGCATCGGCGAGGTCCGGTTCACGAAGCGCAAGCCGACAGTGTACGGCCGCATCGTCGACCCGGACGCCGCCTACATGGCGCTCGAAGCGCAGGGCAGGGCGGAGGAGCTGTTCGCTCCGAAGGTCCAAGCGTCGAGGCTCAACGAGCTGGTACGCGAGTCGCTCGAGCAGGGGATGCCCCTGCCCGAAGGCGTGGATTTCTACGAAAGAGCAGGAATTACGGTCTCCCGCACGAAGTAGTTCGGGGTTCCGTCTGCGGGGTCTGGTAAGTTACCGCACTCGCTACACACACACCAATCAACGAGAGGAATACAGCAACGCATGGCAAGCACAGAGATCGAAACGATCACCCCAGAGGAGCAGCAGCTCGCCCTCGCAACCCACGCCGACCTCGACGACGCGGACCTTGTTGTCCCTGTCATCAAGATCTGCCAGTCCCTGACCGCCGAGGTGGTCGAGGGCGAAGCCAAGCCGGGCGACTTCATCAACGGCCTGACTCAGGAGAACTTCGGACCTGAGATCAGCTTCGTCGTGGCCGCCTACCAGAAGGGCCGCTTCTACTCCGACAAGGAGACCGGCCGCAGCTTCGCGACGACCGAGCAGGTCGCCCCGGACAACTGGCCCGAGGAGTACGCCGGTCGAGCTTTCATCTCGATCGACGACGCCGAGGAGCGGTTCCGCGAGGCAGTCAACGCCAGCGAGATCGAGTGGGGCAACGGCCCGAAGATCTCGACCACCCACAACTTCATCGGGCTCGTCAACGACAGCCCGGTGCCGGTGCGCCTGAGCCTCATGCGCACCTCAGCCCCTGCGGCCCGGAAGCTCCAGACGATGCTCCGGTTCTCGCAGGCCTTCTGGGACAATGTGTTCCAGCTCAAGACCGAGACCAAGCGGTCGAGCAGGAACGAGCCGTTCCAGTCCCTTGTGGTCAAGCAGGGAGGCAAGACCACGCCCGAGCAGCGTCAGGCCGCCGTCCAAGTGGCTCTTGCTGTGAAGAGCAACCGCGTCGGTGACGCGGAGGCGGCGTCCATCGAGGACAAGCCCGCCAAGCCGAAGAAGTCGGCTGACTCGCTCGACATCTAGTCGAGAGTAGTACCACTGTCCACAGGTAGGGGAGGCATCCGGGCCTCCCCTACCACCTGACATCTCGAAGGAGAAGAGATGCTGACCGAGTTTCTGAGGGGCTACATGTCCCTGTTCGCAGGACGCACCGATGCGTGGGGCACCGGGCGCGGAGAAGTGATTCGCGGGAGCCTGTCGTCGCAGGATTACGACGAGCACCTGCATGGCCAAGGCCACGGCCTTGGAGTCTTCCCACTGCTCGACGACGCCACCGTGAACTTTGCGGTGATCGACCTCGACGAGCCTGACTTCGACGCGGCCCGTTCGATGCAGGATCTGCTGCCGGGGATGACTTGGCTCGAGTCGTCGCGCTCGGGCAACGCTCATGTCTGGGCGTTCTTCACTGAGCCCTGCGAGGCGTGGGTCGCCCGAGGGCTGATGCGCGAGGCGACCGTCGCGATCGACAAGCCCCGCGTCGAGGTCTTCCCCAAGCAGGACCGCCTGATGGAGGGGATGGTCGGCAACTACATCAACCTCCCCTACTTCGGCGAGGAGCGACCGATGCTCGACGCTCAGGACAAGCATGAGTTCGTCGACCGGGCGCTGCTGCTGCGTAACGACCCCGAGTCGTGGCGCAAGCGGGCGCGGTTCGTCGGCCTCGCCGCACCAGAGGAGCGCGAGCAGCACAGCGAGTTCGGTGACCAAGCCAAGCTCCACGCCTGCGCCGAGCACATCATCGCCAATCGGTTCGACAACCCGATCCGCGAGGGGCACCGCAACACGGTCTACTTCAATGTCGCGAAGCAGCTCCTGAACTGGCGCGAGATCGACGAGGACGAGGCATGGGATCTGCTCTCCGAACTGGAGGGCGCAAGCCCTGACCGGATCCCCGAGCGCGAGCTGCGCCGGATCTTCGAGAACGCCAAGCGCGGCGAGTGGGTCTCGACCGGCTGCGATGACCCGCTGATGGGTCCGTACATCCTCGACGACTGCCCGATCGTGAGGTACCGGTGATCGCCCCGGAGGTCGAGGCTCTCGCCCGGCTGCTCGCAGCCCAAGAGGATGACGACGCCCGCAACCGGCTGCTCAAGCAGGTCCAGCTCAGGGCCGCGTCGACGACCCCTGACGAGTCCATCGGCAAGGCGCCGATCACGACGCTCGGCGACTACCTCGCCCAGACCATCGAGGTACCTCCGCGTCTGGTCGAGCCGGCCATGTTCGTGCGTGGCGGGATCTTCTGCATCACCGGCGCTCCGGGCAAGGGCAAGACGAGCTTCCTGCTCAACTGCCTGATCTCGTGGGCGGCGGGGCGTGACATGTTCCCCGGCTGCGAGATGCTCACCCCGAGCCAGCCGATCCGCTCGCTGATCATCGAGAACGAGGGAGCGCCCGGTGAGTTCCACCGCAAGGTCGGGATCATGCTCAACAAGGGACCGCTGACCGAGGATCAACGCAAGCTCGCCAACAAGAACATCCTCGTCTGGGGTGACGGCGGCTACTCGGGGTTCAAGCTCGACGACCCTGCCTACATCGAGCGGCTGCGTCGCGGCTGCGAGGAGTACGAGCCCGATGTGATCTTCATCGAGCCGTTTCACGGCCTCTGGTCGGGCGAGGAGAACTCGGCGTCCGAGATGCGGAAGGTGCTCGACACCATGCAGGAGATCGCAACGGGTCAGGACTGCTGCATCGCAATCGCTCACCACGACCGCAAGTCCGGTGCCGGCGAGGACGGCGACATGATGCACGCTGCTCGTGGCTCGGGCGCTCTGGCCGGTGCTGTGACGGTTATGTCACACCATCGTCCCGCCAAGGACGACCAGCTGCGCGAGTGGTCGGTCAGCAAGAGTCGTCACGCTCCGAAGCCAGCGGCGATCCGCATGCTTTGGGACGACGCGAGCCAGTGGTACTCGTGGGTACCGGAGGAGCGGGGCTCGGACGACATCGTGAAACTTCTGCAGGAGGCCGGGGGCGAGGCGTGCTATGTCGGCGACATCGCTCTGCAGTTGGGCGAGACCCAGAAGTGGGTCCGCTCCCGGCTCAAGAAGCTCAAGGACGAAGGCCGGGTCAAGACGACCCAGTCTCGTCCGGCAGCGGGCGGTGGCACGACTGGCGTCGGCTACCGCCTTGTAATCGCCGAGGGTTCCGGCCCCGGTCTTGACATCTAACGAGAGGAGCATCTGTCCAATGCACATCTACCTCGCCGGTCCAATGTCCGGCATCGAGGACTTCAACTACCCAGCGTTCCGGGCGGCGGCAGCTGACCTGAGAGCCAAGGGCTACGAAGTCACCAACCCCGTAGAGGTCGACGAGAAGTCCGGCGTCAGCGGGATCCTCAGTCAGAGCTACGGCCTGATCGACGCGAAGGGCTGGCAGGACTGCCTGCGCCGCGACATCATGGCGCTGCTCAACAACGAGGTCGACGGCATCGTCGTCCTGCCCGGCTGGGAGGACAGCAAGGGCGCGGCACTGGAGGTCCATGTGGCCCGCTCGATGGGCCTGCCGATCCTCGGCTACCCGGATCTCGAAGAGGTCAAGGAGCCGACCAAGTACAGGCCGCCATCGACTGAGACGATCCTCGAAGAGGCCCAGCGTCTCGTCGGTGGGGATCGCGGCGACGACTACGGCCACCCCCGCGATGACTTCGCCAAGACGGCGGGGGCGTGGAACGCACTGTTCGGGTGGGACTGCACCCCGGCGAAGGTCGCGCTGGCGATGATCGTCGTCAAGCTCTCGCGGCTGCAGGAGACGCCGCACAAGCGCGACTCGATCGTCGACATCGCAGGGTACGCCCGCACCTACGAGATGGTCCTCGAGCGCGAGGGCAACGCAGCGTGGCACTACCCGGTCGAGATGCCGCCGATCACGACCGGTCACACCCACAAGGGCGGGGCGTTCAGCCAGCTCTCGTTCGCCGACATCAAGGCCTCGTGGGATCGCGTCAACGATGCGGCGTGGGATGACCTCACCGCGTCCGTCAGCGCCGTAGCCGACGAGGAGGAGGAGCTCCGCCACAACTACCTGCAGCGCAAGTTCCTCAACGAGCGCTCCGAGCGGGCGAAGCTGATCGACGCCGAGCTGTCCGAAGATCCCGACATGCGTGCTCTGTCGGGAAATGTCCGCAAGTCCGGACATACCAGCACGACCAAGAAGGGACACCGACTCCCTTGGTAAGCGTCAAGAAGCTCATCTTCCCGCTGTTGCTGGTTGCAGTACTTGCAACAGCCGACAACAGCGAAGCGTCCTACACCGGCTCGGCCACGGCCTACCACTGGTGCGACGGCAGCACGACGATGACGGCCAGCGGACGGCGCGCCTATGTGGGCGTGGTCGCCAACAACTGGCTCAGGCTCGGCACATGGATTCAGATGCAGCAGCCGAAAACAGTCATGGGCAGGAGGTTCTTCCGCGTATGGGACCGGGGCGGTCCCGGGTTCGCGCTGGACTTCTGGGCACCTTCATGCGGCTGGATGTACCGCTGGGGTAGGCGCACGGTTACTTTCCGTGTCGTCTCTCAGCGGGAGCTTTGGAAGGGCAAGCCGAAGGTGGGCTGGTCCCTGAACCCCCGCACCGGAAAGCGAGTGTGGCGACCATGATCGAGTTCGATGTGGAGACCACCGGCCTGCAGTGGTACGGCGGACACCGCCCCTTCCTCGCCCAGTTCTGGGACGGGGAGGGGGAGCCGGTCCTGCTCGACCCGATCAAGGACCGCGACGCCGTACAGGCGTGGCTCGACATGGGTCGCGTGCAGGGCATCCGCGCATGGAACACCAAGTTCGACATGCACATGATCGAGGCGCTCGGCTACAAGCTGCCGCCGCAGTCATCTTGGCATGACGGCATGGTGATGGCGCACATAGTCGACGAGCGAACCAGCGTGGCTCTCAAGGCCCGCGCTGCTGCTCTGTTCGGCGAGCACGAGCGCGACAACGAGAAGGAGGTCAAGGCATGGCTCTCCGACGAGGCCAAGCGTCGCAAGGCGCAGGCCAAGGAGGACGGCTCCGAGTTCGAGCCGCCCAACTACTCGGATGTGCCCGACGAGATCATGCACCCCTACGCCGCGCTCGACTGCATCCTGACCAAGAAGGTCTGCGATACCTACGAGCGCACGATCAGCGACGAGCTGAGGGGCGTCTACGAGATGGAACGCGGTGTTTTGTCAGCGCTCTACTCTGCGGAAAGTCGTGGCATCCCGGTCGACCGCGAGGCGGCTGCTCGGTTCGAGGCTCAAGCTGCCGAGAACTGCGAGCAGCTTCACGACCGGGCTGTCGAGCTTGCCGGGATCTCGAGCTTCAACCCGAACTCAAGCGCTCAGATCGCCGAGGCACTCGAGCGTCGCGGGGCTGACCTGCGGTTCGTGACTAAGTCCGAGAAAACCGGCAAGCCGAGCATGGACGCCGAGAACTTGGCGGCCGTCGACGACGAGCTGGCTCGCACCGTCGAACTGTTCCGGGCGGAGTACAAGCTGCTCGGTACCTACCTGCGCCCGATGCTTCACCGAAGCTGGGACGCGGGGCTCAAGTCGTGGAAGCAGCCGTTCATCGCGGACGACAGCCGGATCCACCCGAACTTCCGACAGGTCGGCGCCCGCACCGGGCGGATGTCCTGCTCGGACCCCAACATCCAGAACTGGCCGCGTGACGATCTGCGCCTGCGCTACCTGTTCCGGGCCGAGGAGGGCAAGGTGCTCGTCACCGCCGACCTCGACGCGATCGAGCTGGTCCTGTTCGCCGCCTTCGCGGGCGACGGCAGGCTGCTGCGAGCCGTCAAGGCTGGCGAAGATATGCACATTCTCGCGGCCAAAATGATGGGATTGAAGGATCGCGAGCGCACCGGCGGCGTGATCGAGTCGGCCCGCCAGCGCGGCAAGACGATGAACTACCTGCAGGTCTACGGCGGCGGTGTGCGCACGATCCGCAAGACCTTCGGGGTCGATCAGAAGGAGGCGCGGGTGCTGCTCGACCGCTACCACGAGTCCTTCCCAGAGGTCGGCGGCCTGCAGCGCAGGATCGAGTACGCGCTGATCGACCGCGGCTATGTCAAGACCCCGTGGGGCAGGCGCCACCGGTGCTTCGACGCCAGCCAAGAGGCCTACAAGTTCGTAAACTATCTCGTACAGGGAACTGCTGCGGACTTGCTCAAGGCCTCGCTCGTCAAGCTCCACGAACAGGGCGTCCCTGTGATCGCCTGCGTTCACGACGAGATCATCGTCGAGTGCGACGAGGCGGACGCGCCAGAGGTAGCGGACCTGCTGCAGAAGGCGATGACGACTCACCCCGAGATCGGCGACCGTGTCCCGCTCGGTGCCGAGGCGACGATCGTCAAGCGGTGGTCGGACGCCAAGACCCCCGGCTATGTACCTTCCTACATAGGCGGCCAGAAGTGAGGGCGCGTACCTCAGTAGCTGACGGCGTGCCAACCGAGGACATCGCCCGAGCGGTGCTGAACTCGGGGCGCAGCCTGTCGGAGATCTGCCGCAACCTCGGCTGGATCGACCGCAACGGCAACCCCAGCACCTCTCGCTTGCAGAGGCGGCTGGGGCTGATGCCGAGCTACTCCAAGCACAAGGGCAAGATCTACCGCAACAACCAGCAGATCATCGGCTATGAGCTGGCGGTCGAGATCGTCAGGGCCGCCGATGTCGACCCTGTCGACGCTGGACTGTAGTGACTCTCAAGTGAGGCGCTGGCCCGGTTTTAGGGGTCAGTGCCTCACTTAGCAAACCGTATCATCCTGATACGGAACTGCCGTTCAGGCCGATAAGCCTGATGTACTTTCAGTGTGCATTGGATAAGCATCGACCCCGGTGAAGACACTGGCTGGGCGCTTTGGGACGGAGAGCGCCTAGTTGAAGCATCCACAGACAAACTGTGGGATGTCGTCGATGCCCTTTCCGCCGCACTCCTCTCGGTCACCCCACGGGACGATCTACCGGACTTCGGTTCGGTGGATCGTCTTGTGGTCGAGGACTGGGCGCTCTACCCATGGAAACTCAAGCAGCTCGCATGGGACAAGTGCCGCACCGCCCGCGGCATCGGCGCCATCGAACTACTCGCTCGCGTGAGCGGGAAACAGCTCGTCCTGCAACCGGCGTCTATCAAGAAGACAGCAGTAGCCGCCGGTGCCGAGGAGCTTTTCATGGCGCCCCTGCACGAGAACCGTCACGCTAACGACGCGATCATGCATGGGATCTTCTTCCTCGCCCAGCAGTGACGCCCGAGCCCCGCGTCTACGCGGAGCCAGTGCGGGTGATCCTCGAGCGTTCGCTCGGTAAGGCTTCGCACCTGCAGCGCGGCGACGCCGTTGAGGTCTTGGCCGAGCGCGCCGGGATCTCCACACGCACCGTCTACCGCATCCTCGAAGGCGGCCGCGAATGGCTCGAACTTGATCAGGCCGACCGGCTGCTGATAGCCGCAGGCGAACACCTGACGGAGGAGATGGTCGAGTCACTCGACCTGTCAGAATAGGTACATGGCACGAGTATCAAAATTGCATGACCCAGAGTTCGCCCGGCAGGTGGCCGAGGCCTATGTGCTCGGCATGACGCGGTCTGAGATGGCCAGTCACTTCGATGTCCACCCCGACACCATTACGGTGTGGAAGCGTGACATCCGAGTCAAGACGATCGCCAAGAGCCTGCACGAGGACCGCATCATGGAGATGACCCGCAAGGTCGACGCCGAGATGCAGGCCCGCCTCAACAGCACCAAGATCAAGGAGATGGACGACGAGACACTGATCAAGTTCCGCAAGGAGCTGCTCGGTGACAAGAAGACCATCGAGCTGTCGGGTGCTGTCGACACCGGCACCGCCAAGAACGACCTCTGGAAGACGCTTGACAGTGACCCCGAGCTGGCTGTGAAGCTGGCGGGCCTGCTGTCGGGCGAGTCAAGTGAGTAGTCAGCTCGAAGCGTGGGCAGAGTCGGACCCCGAGGGGTTCCTCGCTGAGGCCAAGCGCCTGCAGCAGTACCTCGTCGTGCCGCACCCGGCGCAGGAGCCGATCATCAACGCCGAGGAGCGCTTCCTCGTTGTCTGTGCCGGACGCCGGTTCGGCAAGACGAAGATCGCCGCCAAGATCGCGATCCGCGAGTGCCGGAAGCCCGGCCGCGTGGTGTGGTGGGTGGCCAACACCTACAAAAATGTCGTCCGTGGATACCGCGAGGTGCTGCGGCAGGTGCCCCCGGGCGTGCTGACCAAGACCCCGCCCCCGGCATCCGTGGCAGCCTCCGGGCGCCTCGTCTTGAACTTCCCCGGCGGCACTCGGTTCGAGTTCTACTCAGGCGAGAACCCGGACGCGATGGCCGGTGAAGGAGTCGACTTCGTGATCGTCGACGAGGCGGCCCTGCAGCGCGAGGTGGTCTGGACCCAGACGATCCGCCCGACCCTGATGGACAACAACGGCGGCGCGATGCTGATCTCGACTCCGCGTGGCCGCAACTGGTTCTACACCCTCTACAACCGCGGGCAAGACCCGCAGTACCCGGACTGGGCGAGCTGGAAGTTCACCACCGCCGACAACCCGTTCATCGACGACGAGGAAGTCAAGGAGATGGAGAAGACCCTGCCCCGCGTCATGTACGAGCAGGAGGTGCTCGCCGAGTTCGTCAGCGACGCTGGCTCAGTCTTCCGGCTGCGCGACGATACGGTGCGCCCGATGGTCGAGCCCGAGGGCCAGCATGTCTTCATGGGCGTCGACCTCGCCAAGCATCGCGACTTCACGGTCTTCACCGCCAGCCGCGAGATCGACCGGATGCCGGTCTGGCACGAGCGCTTCAACGCGGTTAGCTGGCCGATGCAGAAGGAGCGGATCATCTCGGCCGTCCACAACTTGATGGAGGCGGGAGCCTCGGGCGTGACGATCGTCATGGACTCGACGGGGATCGGCGATGTGATCTTCGACGACCTCGAAGAGGAAGGCCTCGACATCATCCCGATCAAGTTCTCCAACGACTGGAAGGGCAAGGCCGTCAACCTGCTCTCGGCCGACATCGAGCGAGGTAACGCTTTCCTGCTCGAAGAGCAGGAGGCCGAGTTCCAGATCTACACCTACACGATCAGCGAGTCGACCGGCCGCTTCAAGTACTCGGCGCCCGACTCAGGTCACGACGACGAGGTCTCGGCCAAGCTGCTCGAGCACTGGGGGCACATCCACCACGGCGCGCCGGATGTTCGCACGATCGCCCCGCGGGAGGACAAGGTCGAGCAGGTCGTCGTCAAGGCCGACAGCCCGGCCGACCTGATGAACCGCCCCGAGCTTTGGGGTAGTTGAAATCATTACCTTGACAGTCGGACGGAACCGGCTACTGTGAATGGCAGCCGTTGGTCAGCGGGCCGGATACCTACTGATCAACTAAGGAGACCGTCGGGATTGGACACCCCGGCGGTCTCCGCTTATTTGCGGCCGCTGCGGATCAGGACGGCGGCGAGCAGCGGTGCGACGCTGACCGCAACACCGGCGAGCGCGTTCGCCTTGTCGGCGTCGAGAACGCCGAAGACGACAAGCGCGGTCGCGATGCTAGCCGCCGCTCCCTGTACTGCGCTGATGGTTGCCTTCTGCTTATCCATGATCAGCTCTTGAACGGTACCTTGACGCAAGCTGCGACTACCGAGATCTCACGGGTGCGGATAAATGTACCGCCGCCGTTATCTTGGCTGCCGCCGTTGCCGGGGCTGGTGTTACCCTCCACACACTTGACGGTCCCGGCGGCGCGGTTGTAGTCGAGGAACATGCCGACATGCTGGACCGAGTCGCCCGGGGAGAACTTGAAGTAAACCCAGTCGCCCGGCTGACACTCCGACAGACGGCAGGTCTTCCAGCCGGTGACCCCGCCCATCGGGGAGAGGCGCTTTGCCCGGTCGACGACAGCGACCGTGTAGCCGCCGATGTTGCCGCAGTCAAGCTCGACGCGGGGCTTCATGCCGAACCACGCCGAGACATTGACGAAGCACTGACACCAAGGCACCCCGCCTCCGGGGTAGCCCGACATCTCCTGCCACTTCGTAATCCTCGGACCCTTGTTGGAGAAGGCGGGCTTCTCGACAGTGCCGACGGCGTTCAGCGCCCAGCGCACGGCGCGCTTGCGCTCGCCTTCGCCAGCGAGCTTCTTCTTGATCCGAGCGGCGCGGATCTGCTCGGCCTTGAGGACGGCCTTGTTGTGCGAGATCGCCCGGCGGAGTTTTTCGATGTTGGTGCGGGCGCGCTTGGCTCGAGCCTCATGCGCCTTCAACTGTTCCTTAAGTGAAGCCATAGATAGAAGACTATGCGCGGCCGTGTCAGCGCTGAGTGCGGACGCTGGTGAGCACAGCCAGCCTTGCGAGGAAGTTCTCGAAGCGGTTTCGCTGGCTGTCGATCGAGACTTGAGCGCTCTGGCTGTCGTGCTCATAGGAGACACCGGCGATGTCGCCGTCGCGGCCCTGCGCCCCGGTGTCGGGGTCGATGCGGTGCGAGAGGTGGATACGCTCCCCGACCTCGAGCAGCAGTTGCGACGGATGAATCGTGGCACCGCTGAGGTAGTCGCGGGCGCCCCGGCCGTCGATGCTGATGCTGCCCTTGAGCGGCGTCTGGGCGTGGGCCTTGAGGTAGTTGTCGCCGAGCTGAACCGCTACGGCCGAGTTGACCATCGACTCGACCTGCAGCCGCTTCGTGCGAGTGAAGCCGCGCCGGTCGGGCATCGTCGGCGAGGAGTAGGCGATCGTCATGTCGTCGATCGTCAGGTAGTCGTTGTTGTTGAAGACGCCGGAGTCGATCGGGTAGAGGTCGAACAGGAGCTGGATCGTCACCGTCGAGCTGGGAGCGTCGGCGGTCGGGCTCCAGCTCACGGTGATGTTGTTCGACAGCCCCTCCTGCGAGGCGGCCGCGACCGTCGCTGCGTCCGACGATGTGCCAAAGCGGCAGTACGGCTGCATGACGAGGTTCGGAAGCCCGGGGCAGGTGGTCGTGCTCGTGAAGGTGAGCGTGTAGTTGACGCCCTTCTTGAAGGTGAAACCGCTAGCCAGCGTGCCGGTAGCGGTGTAGTTCGAGCTGTTGGCGGCCCCGGTCGTCCAAGGCGCGCCGTCGATCAGCTTGAACTCAGCCGTCGAAGCCGCAGTCCGCAGGAAGGTCGCGGCCGAAGGGTTGGCTGCGGCCCAACGAGTCGGTTGCACACCAGAGGACCCGTTCGGCTGTGTGAAGTCACCGTTGAACAGGGTCTGATCGACCGTCTGGCGGGCGGCGGTAAGCCCAGCGATGCCGGAGGCGTAGCGGGCCACGCGCATTGAGGTGCCGTCGGGTCCGGTGCCCTCAATGACGACCTTGTTGTAAATCTCGTCGGCCGAGTTAGCGGAGGCGTCCTCGAACCGTGAGCCTCCCCACCTGCCAACCGCTACTGACGGAGCAGACGGCTTGGGCTTGAAGACGAAGCTGCGGCCGGGGTTGACCTTCGCGATGAAGTCGTAGTAGGCGTTCGCCCGGTTGATGTACTCCCGGGGAGTCTGACCACCATCGGTCGAGGAGAAGTTGGGGATGTTGAAAGCTGGTGATGCTGTGCGAATGTCAGGCGAGCCGTTGATCAGCGGAGCCCTTGTGAGGGCGTCCGTGACGACCTGCTCGCCGCTCGGCCCGGTGATCTTCTTGGAGGTGTTGTTGTAGTAGGCGGAGTCGCCAGTAACGGAAACGGACAAAACCTTGATCATGAAGTTGTTGGCGACAGTGTTAGTGGTGCCGATGAACTTCATCCCCAGCAGTACATACCTGCCGGGTGTCGAGAATGTTCCGCCGGTCGAGGTGGTCGTTCCGATCGCCCCCATCGCCACTCCGGGCGTAGCTCCGGTGAACAGCGCATCCGTGCCGTTGATCAACCCGGCGACCGTGTTGCTCGCCTTGGCGTAGACGACCATGTTCGCCGAGGAGGCAAACCCGTCGCCCTTCTGGGCGGTCCAACTCGTCGAGATCGCCGAGATAGTGGCCTCCGGCCCCGCGTCGTAGATGACGCCTGCGTAGGTGTTCTGGCGCGCCTCTATGCCCTTCCCCCAGCCAAGCGTAATCGCTCCGCCGCTGACCTCAGCAGTCACATTGGGCCTGTAGTAGTTGACTGTAGTGCCCTGAAAGTCGCTCGGCGCTTTCCAACTTGAGAACATCGAGTCGACCCACACCTTCTCGAAGCTGTCGTCGTCGAGGTGGTACTGCCACCCCTTGCACTGGATGTTGATCGAGCCGCCGTCGGAGTCGGTAGTCGGGGTCTGGCTGATGAACCCATCCCAGACGAGTACGCCGCCGATCTCTATCTCGACAGGGGTGAACGCCAGCAGGTCGGGCCACAGGGCGCCCGGGTCGCGCTTGAGCGTGAAGCTCGCCGTGTCCGGCCCCCAGCTATTCGCGTCGAGCCGGATGCCCTCGGCGCTGACTCCCCGCAGCCGGTCGACTCCGCAGGTTTCCCAGCGGCCAGCTATCGGCTGCAGGCGGACGACCGCGTCAGCGGTCTGCATCAGGCTCCCCTAGCGAGGAAGTAGCGGGGGATGATCGTGCCGGTGATTGTCAGCGTCTGGCTGAGATCGTCGGCCGTGGTCGCCACATCGGGCACGCCGAGCGTCGGCTTGATGAACATGTCGACATTCCCCGGTGGGATCTCCAGCACCTGACCGCCGAGCCCGGAGTCAGGGAACGGAGTCGTTCCGAGCCAACCGCTCAGGTCGTTGCGGACGGTCTTGGTTGTAGTGCCGGTCGAGTTGATGAAGCGCGGGTAGCTGCTGTCGAGTGCGCGGCCGGTCGGGGTCAGGGCGCGTTGCTTGGCTGGCACGACCGCGACATAGTCGATCGCGAACTCCGAGGCGACCGCCGCCGCAAAGGTCGTCGCCAAGCGCAGCTTGTAGATCGCCTTGTTGTTGGTGTCGACCACGGCCGGGAGAGTTCCGAGCCTGTAGAAGTACCAGCCGCTGCCGGACGCCGGGGTGGCGAGCAGCTTGCCCGACGAACCGAACTCGGCCGTGTAGCGCGAGGTCGACCCGACGGCATTAGCGGCCGACGGCTCGAGCGATGTGACGACGGTCGCCCGATGCGCGGTGTTGACATAGATCCGCGCCCAGACCTCGAGCTGGATCTCGCTGCGGGTGAAGTCGTCGCGGATCAGCGTCGAAGGGTCGACATCTATGTCGAGGGTGTAGGTCGTCGGAGCCGCCGCCGGGCTGGTGACGCGAACGCGGTTGGGGCTGGTGGTGTGCGTGAAGTTGGTAGCGGTGACGCCCGTGGGGGCCGCGCTGCCGGTCGATACCTCGATCGCCCCGAACGGAGCGTAGGTCGAGGTAGTTGGGGTCGCTGGCTTCTGAGTCCAGCCGACCATGAAGAAGTCGATCCCCGGCGCTGTAGCAGTCTGGGCGACCGAGAGGTCGAGCAGGGCCGGAGCTGTACCGGGCACTCCGACCGAGTAGCCGGTCGCGTTGGGGATGCTGACTGTCGCCGGGTAGGCCTGCTGAGTTGTCGAGAAGGCGATCGCCGCACCGCGAGCCAGCGGAGCGACAGGCCAGCTCACATCGAAGACGAGCGTCTTGTTCTGCGAGAACTCAAGCGGGCGGTACTGCGCCTCCCAGCTAGCCGCGCCCCGGATCTGGTAGAAGACCGCTCGATTCGAGGCCACGCCCTCCGGCTGCCACTTGAGGAAGTAGTCGGCCTCGTGAGTGTCCTCGAGCGTCGAGAGCAGCGTCTCCCACCTGACGATCGCTGCTTCGGCTGAGGCTCCGCTGACAAAGAAGCTCGCGCCGACAGCCCCGTTGCCGTGCGTCTCGGAGGTCTGGTTGGCTCCTCCGTAGCGCCGCGAGGTCTGCGAGAACTGAGCTTGGCGCTCGGGGGCTTGGATCTTGAAGGTGTCGCGGACGATCTGAAAGCCGGAGGTCGTCGAGTTGAGGTCGATCGTCACCGTCCCGAGGTCGGTGCGGCCGGGGTTCATGAGACCTATCTGAAATGTGTCTGGCATTAGCCCACCGTTATTCTAGGAGTGGTTACGGCACCCTGCAGGCTCAGGCCGCCGGTTGCCGCCTCGCCGATCGCCGTGAGGGTGTCGGGGTCGCCGGGGTGCAGGGTGTTGATCACGATCGTCGGTGAATCGCTAGACCCGGCAGCGCCCTTGCGAGACATCCTAGACCCGCCGGAGGCTACGACGCCGCCGTTGGAGCTGAACACTCCGCTTGAGCTGAACGAACCGCCGAGCATCGAGCCCGCGGCCGCGACGAACGCCGAGTTGATCGCGTCGGAGTTCTGCAGGCTGGTAATCAGGGCGTCCTTCTTGGCGGACTCGGCTTGATCCAAAGCCGAGGAATCCGGGTTCTGGTTCTCGAACAGCTTCAACCTCAACGAGGCGATTGACCCGGCGAGCTGTTCTCGATTAGCGCGGCCGCGTGTGCCACGAAGCGCCAAGGTCTGCTTCTTGATGAGTGTCCGCAGGGTGCTCGCCTGTCGATCGCGGTAAGCCTTGGCAAGCGCGCCCTTGCCTTCCCGGGTGGCAAGTTCGATCAAGGTGTCGTAGGTCGAGGCGCGAGTGTCGAGCGCCTGCAGGATATCGCCCTCGCGGACAATCCGCCTGTTGGTTCCGCTGCGGACAAAAGCAGTAAGCTCGCGGATCTCACGGACTCGGTCGTTGTGCCGGTCGATGCTGACCCGGCTGCGGCCCTTCTTCGGCACCTTAGCGTTCTTGTAGTCGCGCTCTTGGCGGCGCAACCTCTTGAGTCGCTCCTTCGAGCGCTTGATCTCCTTGGCGGTCGCCTTACCCCCGAAGTAGGCCAAGCTCTCGACTCGCGGACTGTAGCCACGCGCTGCCGGAACGACCTCCATTCCGATGTCCGCTGCAGCGGCCGCGAGGTAGCGCTGATTCTGTGAACGGTATGCCGGGTTGGTGGCGATCACATACTCGGTGCGGTTCTCCTCGCCGACGAGGAAAGTCGGCTCGCGGAACGCGCCCATCGCCCGGCGAGGTGCGCGGCGCTTGGCGTTTCCGTAGGCGGTCTGCTTGGTGTAGCCGGAGGCGGCAGCGTGGATACCGCCGCTGGCGAACGCTCCGCCCTCAGCGCCAGCGCTCCTGACCGGCGGCAGGCCTCTGCCGAGCAGGCCTGCCAAGCTGTTGAAGTTGGTGCGGATTCCGCTGAGTACGCCGGACACTGCGTCGCGTGCGCTGATGGTGAAATCCTTATTGGGGATCCTTATCCCAAGCAAGCGGTTGATTGCATCGTCGGCGTTCTTGGCGTTCGCGAGGATCTTGAGGATCTCCGGCTTGCTGAGCTTGGACTTAGCCGCTGCCTGCAGGACGCGGAGCTGGTCGATCGCTGCGTCTGTATTTGCGACGACCTTCATCGAGACCTGCGTGGCGAACTTGGCTCCGCCCTTCTTGGTGAGCTGTGACTGAGCAGCCGAGATGTTGCGGCTGATGTCTTGGTTCATCTGGCTCTGGAAGGGGTCCATGTTCTTCTGTCCGAGCTGAGTACCACCGAACCCTTGCTTGAGCGGAGTGCCGAGGAACGAACGGTTTGGGTTCAGCGGGTTCGTGATGTTCCGCTGATCGGCCCGCTGCTTAGGCGTCAGCTTGACCGGCGCTGGCTTGAACCCGTTGTCCCTGCGGGGGTCTAGCTCGCTTGGGTTCTTCTGGATCTCCTTGACCCTCTTGATGATCCCGAGCAGCAGCTTGTAGCCCCCGTAAGCCGCCATCGCAGCCGCCGCTATTGCGAGGAGCGGAGCAGCAACGGGAGCGGCCCGCAGCAGGAGCAGCTTCATTCGACCGGCGAGCGTCGTCGAGGCAGCCGCCGCAGCCGTCATTCCGCCCTCTGCTGCTGCCGCTGCCGGGCCTATCAGCCTGAGCGCCCGCAGGCCTCCAAGGACTCCAGACCTAAGAGCCCTGAAACCCTTCGCCAGCTTGTTCACCACCAGCAGACCTATGAGAGCCGTAGCGACCCCCTGAATGACCGGAACGATCGGCTTCCAAGACATGACCTTGTCGGCGATGTCCAGCGCACCGGAGATGATCCTTCCGATTATCGAGGCGGCAGGTGACAGCACCTTCGTCATCAAGACGAACCCGCGGACGAACCCGCCCAAGATGCGAATGATGTCAACAAAGCCCTTCTTGGCTTCATCGAAGAAGTCGTTGAGCTTCTTCGCTCCTTCCTTCGAGGTGACCCAATCGTTCCAACGCTCGAAGGTGCTGGTAAGTCCGTCGAAGAGGTCGCGGCCGGATCCGCGCCCGGCATTGAAGAAGTTGATAAGCAGCTTGGTAGCCGACCCGATCGCGCCGCCGACTGACTTGAAATCGAGCATCAGGCTGTCGATGACGCCGTTCAGCGCGTTCTTGTCAGAGGTCTTCCCGAGGAAGCCCTGCATCAGCCTGTTGAAGCCCTCAGTCAGCGGCTTGAGGTGGCGAGAGGCCGAAGCGCCGATGTTGCCGAGCGCGGCTGCGAGCCTGCCGAGCCCACCGAGCAGCGGGCCGAGGGCAGCGTTGGCGTTCTTGAAGGTGGTGTTGAGGAAACCGCCGCCGCCCTTCTCTTCCTTGCGGAGCCAGCCCATGCCTTGGCTCAGGCTGCTCGTCAGAGTCCCGACCGCGCCGACGGTGTTCTTTGCAAAGTTGGGCGATAGCGCCCGGAAGGTCTTCATCGTCTCGCCGAGCGCCTTGTCGAGCATCGGCTTGGTGGCCCGCGTGCGCGTGGCGAACTCAGTCTGGGCGGCAGAGAAATCCTTGAACGCCCGACGAGCGGTCGGCGACATTTCAGACAGCACATTGTTGAGCTGCTGCTGGGCCTTCTTGGCCTGCTTGGAGTTGGCCCCGTACTTGTAGACGGCCTTGGTGTGGGCGTCGGTGGCCTGCGTCGCCATCTTGAGTTCGTTCATGTACGGCGACAGCACCATCCCCACACCGAGGAAGGCCTGACCGAAGCCCATGACCGCGGCGGTGCCGACCGACATGGCTCCGACCAGCGCGCCGCCGACCGCGGAGGCTAGAGCCGTCACCCCGCCAGCAAGGCTCGCAACCACCGGGCCGAGCATCGTGAAGCCGACAGTCAAACCCTTGACCGTGGCGGTGAACGGGCCGAGCTTGACCGGCTCGCGCATAATCTTGGAAAGCGTCTGACGCCAGTCGCCGGAGTTGGTGAGCAGCGCCCAGATCCCGGTGTTCTTCTTGTTCTGGCCGGGGAGCGGCAGCGGAGCAAGCCCCTGCATGCGGCGAAGCTCGTTGAGTTCCATCCGGACCTTCCGCTCCTCTCGGAGTTTCTCGATGTATGCGCTGGCGCCACCGGCCGCGGCTACATCGTCCCTGAGCGCTTGACGCTTCCAGATGCTCGTACTGGCAAGAAGTTGCTCCATCTTCTTCAAGTCGCTGGCTTCCCGCTCCGCGGCCGCGGCGCGCTGCTGCTCTCGCTTCGTTTCGAGAGCGTGGAGCTGGTCCATCGTCCGCATACGGTCGTGGATGACCTTCTTCTGCGCGGCGGCCCTAGCCCCCAGATCGGCGTCGACTACATCGTTGAGCCGCTTGCGAGCGGCCCTGACCTTGTCGACCTTGCGGGCCTCCTCGTCGAGCCCGTCGACGAAGTCGCCGTGCGCCTGTTCGACAGCCTTGTACTCGGAGGTCAGCCGCTCAAGTTCGGCCTGAGCGCGCTTGAGCTTGTAGGGCCACTCCTTGACCCGGGGGTCGTCCATCGAGGCGCTGACGCTCTCGATCTCGGCGGCGAGCGCCGCCATCTTCGCCTGAGCTGCGGCGGTCTTGGCGTCGACAATGATCTCGACGCGCTTGCGGCCGTCGAGTCCCTTGAGCGCTGCCTCAGCTTCGGCGCGAGCTTTGGCGAGGTCACGAACGAACTCACCGGTCTCGGCCGAGAACTTGACATACGCCTCACCGATCAGCTCGCGCCGAGCCATTACTCAGACCCCAGCGGTCGGCGCTTCCACTCTTCCATCTCGCGCCGCTTCTCGGCCTCGATGTCCTCCGCCCGCGCCCGCAGCATCAGCGCCTCCGTCACGCAGTAGTTGACGAAGTCGTCGTCTGAGAACGAGGGCAGAGGCATACCAGACTCTTTGCTAGTCCTCCAGACCCGCAGCGCCGCTGGCGAGGCTACGAAACTGGCGAAAGGACTCGAGCTGGTCCAGTCCTGAGATGTGGCGGAAGACAGCGTCGATGTCGCGCTGGCGAGTTGCGAACTCGACGAGCATCTCGACATCCTCAGCCGGGATCTCCTCGACCTCTTCCTGAGTGATCGCGGGCTCGACGACAGTCTTGCTGACGAGGAAGCTGGCGAAGTCCCACTGGCCCTCGATCATCTCCCGGGTGATCTCCGGGGATTCGCTGCCGACGGTGTTTTGAGCCGTGACGGCCGCGTCGATCAAGGTGTTGGGGATCTGGCCGGTCTTGAGCATCAGCCCGAGGTTCGGCAGCTTGATTGAGACGACAGTTCCCGAAGGCAGAGTGACGCCCTCGTGGACGGCTGCCTTCTTCCAACTGGTCTTAGTGGTCTTGGTGGTGCTCATTACCTTGTGCCTCCTTCGGCTGTAGGTTGTCTTCGAGTTGAGCGATCATCTGTAGAAGGATTGTGACCTCCCTCCTGACACGCTTGGCCTGCGCCTTCGCGAGTCCGACCGCCGGTCCTACTTGGTTATCCATGTGCCGGTCCTCCCGGCTGTTGGGTTACTAGGCTGCTGTTGAGACTTGGTTCTTCACGATCGCGGTGACCGGAAGAGCTGCGCCCGTCGTGGAGTAGAACCGCTGCGCCTGTGCGCGAACGCTGACCACGATCGGGTCACCGTTGGGGTTCGGCTCGACAGGGAAGGCTTCGTAGGCGACGCTCGGCAGGTGGAACGCGATGCTGTTGTTCGTGCTCTTGCCGAAGGTGAACACCATCGGAGTGGTGAAGATCGTCGTGCTGGCAGTGGTGCCGGTGGCGCTGCCGTAGAAGAAGCTGTTGTAGTCGTTGAGGTTCTCGAGGACGATGTCGAACGAGAGGTTGACTTCACGCTGAGCAGCGACGAGATCGTAGGGCACGATCGAGTCGGTCTGCTGAATGTTGACATTGTTGTTCACCGAGAGCTCGAACGAACGGACGAGGCGGGAAGCGGTCCCGCCGGTGACCTGACCGGTCGTGGTCGACGCCGTTCCGCCAAAGGCGACCGATGCGCCGGTGCCGCTGAGGTCGTTGAAGTTGTAGACCGCGCTGGTGTCGACCGAAACGCTCGAGGTGTTGGTTGGCTCAGTGGCCGAGCGCGAAGGCGTGAGACCCATGATCGAGGCGCTGATCGTAAGCGGGGCGCCGGCCTCGCCCTTGACCGTGAGCTCACTGACCTGACAGTCGGTGAACTGCTCGTAGAGGACATTGTCCTGATTGCGCCAGAAGGTGAAGTAGGGCAGGCCGCTGGACGGGGTGATGGTGTGCGTGAAGTTCGGGTTTGTGCCCGAGACCGTGTCGGTACCGATGCCGGCAGTCAGCAGGACATGGGCGTAAGAGTCGCGAGCGTAGGCCTCGATGGTGCCCTCGGCGCCGGTGCGCACGAGGTAAGTAAGACCCATGTCGCGGCTCGAGTCGGTCTCGGAAAGGTTGGCCGTCTCGCGAGTCGGCATGATGCCGCCTCCGGAGAACGGAGCCTTGGTGGCTGCGGTCGCCGGAGCGGACGAGGTGAAGGTCAGGACTGCGTTGTTGGCGATCGTCTGCGTGGAGCTGAGAGTGAGCGTGTTGGTTGCAGGGACGATGGTCGAGACAGTGGGGTTGCCGGTGACGCCGGTGCCGGAGACCGTCTGGCCGACGGAGATGCCGATGACGGAGTTGACTACTACCGTCGCGCTAGCCGAGACGGCGCCGTTGACCGTTGCCGTGGCCGGGATAGAAATGCGGCCGGTCTGCTTCGCAGCGGCCCACCATGCGACATTACCCTTGAGTCCGGCCATGTGTTACTTGCTCTCCTTTACGGGCTTGGAAGGTGCGTCCTCGGTCTCGACGACCGACGGGACGAGGCGAAGCTCTGCAGCGAGCCCTTCGTCAACAGAGACAGAGCCGGATGCGGGAACATCCACATTTCCGGCCGGTGTGCTGATCGAAAGAGCGCCCTCGGGGGCGTCCGTCGACTTAGTGAAATTCGGCATGAACAGAATAGTACGAGTTGCCGTGACAGCTAGAACGCCGGATTGGCTCCGCGAGCGGTGACTGAGGCGATGAACCTAGTGCAGTTGCCGGCCGGGTCGTCGCCGTACTGAATTTCGTCGAGCTGAAACCACCAGACCTCCGAGGTGCCGGTCTGCTGGTAGTTGGCGATGGCCTGCCTGAAACGCCATGCGTAGGACTCGATCGTAGTCGGATCGACAATGTCGTTGGGGTCCGTCTCTGTGTTCCAGTGTCCGTAGAACTGGACAGTCAGCCCGGTCAACAGCTCCATCCTGTCGGAGCTGTTGGGGATCTCGCTGTCAGGGGAGACGCCGATGACCGCTCCGTCGAAGCCGAGCGATATGTCGAGCCGGTCGGGTCGAATCGCGAAGCCCTCGGCCTCGAACTCGTCGGCGAGGATCTGCATCAGTGTGGTGCGGGCTGCTGTAGCTGGACTGCTCATAGCGGCTTTTTGCCTCCGCGAGACTCACTCATACGAGCCTTGGTGAAGACACTCCTGCTTCCGGAGGTCAGCCCGCCTCCGTGGGTAAGTTCGAACCCGCCGCCGGTCACCCGGTTCCAAAGCTCGATCTTGCCCCAGTCGATGCTCGGCCGAATGTACGGCTGGGGAGCGTTGCCGGGGTGGTTGACGGCCGGGACATTCAGGTCGCCCTTGCGTGGTCCATGGTGGCCGACGAAGGTGATGCCGCCATTAGTCCAAGTCTTGCCGACCCGGACCCTTGGCTTGCCGACGATCGGGTGGTTATCGGGAACTCCGAACTCGATCGCCTCCCAGTGATCAGCAGTTCCGCTTGCGTTCCACTCGACTCCGCCGCCCTTGTCGGTCTCGTAAGGCACGATGTTTGACTTGAGGCGGCCGCGAGGACGCTTCTTGGAAAAGATCCTTCTCGGTGACTTGATGTTGCCAATCGGAGCGCGGGCCTCCATCACATCGGCGGTATCCTTGGCGACCGAGTAGGCCGCCAGCTTCGCCTCCTCCGGAAGCTCGATGAAGCGCCACTTGTTGCGCCAGTAGACCCGACCGGCGTCGTCCTGATTGGCGTTCAGCTCAATGAACGACTTGTGCCTAGCCACTAGAGCCTCAGTCGTTGGTACGGCGCGAGCAGTGCCTGCGCGCGCTCGGGGATAGCGCAGTCAAACGGCGCGGGCATCTGGATGCTGTAGGAGCCATAGTTCTGCGACATGTAGGGCTTAGGCGACTCGGCCATCGCAGCGGCGGTGTAAACAGCGGCCTGCTGGATGTCGTCGGGAATGATCGGCCAGCCCCAGTCGGCGGTGATCTTTACCGTCAGCAGCCGGGTGATTGGGTTGGCGTACAGGTAGTAGGTGTCGAGCCCCCAAGTAAAGCCCATCGCCGGGCTGATGCCATACGCCGGCGCCAGCTCGACCCAGAAGTTGACTGGCGAGCGACGGAAGGGATGTGCGAGAAACTCCTTGGGGGTAAGGACGCGGTCGGCTACCGTGACCTGCGTGATCGAGCCGCTGGCGCAGTCGTCAATCTCGAGAACGCCGCTGCCGTCATAGATGAACGAGCGCTCTTCCGTGACAAGGGCCGTGCCGAAGTCGCGGTCGAGGTAGGTGCGGATCGCCGAGGATGCGCTGCTGATTGCCTGCTCCAGCCTGATGTCCTTGGTGGTATCCGTGTAAGGAATACCGAGCGAGTCCTTGAGCTGGTTGAGCGTGATGATCTCACTCTGAGCCATAAGACGAGTCTACGGTCGCCAACGACAACGACCCCCGGCTGTTAGGCCGAGGGTCGCCGTTGATGGAACTTGCCGCTGTGCGACTACTTCTTGGCCTTGGGGGCAGGTGCCTCTTCGACGACGGGCGTCTCGAGGAGCTGCACCGCAAGGGGGCTGTTGGGGTCGACGACATGGGTGTCGAGAACAGTCGCGCTGAACTCGGCCTCCTTGACGACCGGAGTCTTGGCGTCAGCCATCTCCAGAACCCCCCGATCAGCCTGCCGCGAGGCCTGCGCCGCTGATCACGGAGAAGGCCTTCGGGTAGCGGGCTGCCGTGAAGCCGACGCGCTCCTCCGCCCTGAACACAGTCTGGTTCGAGGAGAAGTAGACATGCGGCGACTGATCCACGGTGATGCCCTGACGGTCGAGGATCAGAGCCTCGGAGAAGTTACCGACAATGACACGGGACTCGTTGGTGCCTGTGCCGAGGTTGGTCGGCATGTTCTTGGTCAGGACGACCGGCAGGCCGAACAGCTCTCCGCCCGGCAGGGCATCGTTGCCCCTGCGGCCGAAGCTGGTCGAGCCAGCCCCGATCAGGTAGGTCGACGGCGAGGTCGACTCCCGGGCCTTCACGATGCGCGCCCAAGTGCGGGGGTGCATCAGGATGTGGCTCGGGTTGCCCTGATAGTTGGTCTGGACATCGACGATTCCCTGCACGATCGCGTCGAGCAGATCCGGAATCGTCGTCGAGGTCAGCGTCGTCGAGTTGACTCCGCTGGTGCCGAGGATGCCGGTCGGCTGGCCGGAACCGGACCCGTTGATGAACGCGATCTCTTCGAGCGTCGCGAGACGCTTGGCGAGGTCGCTGATGATCAGCGAGTCGATCGAGGTGCGAGCGTCCGCAAGGAGCTGGTTCGAGATGATCCCGAGTCCAGCGGCCGTGAACACATTCGCCGTGATCTGCCCGAAGGCGAGATCCTGATTCGGCTTGGTCGCAAGCTCGGCGACCCATCCGGCGGTCGTGCCCTGAGTGACGGACGCGATCTGGATGGACGAGCTGTCGACGGAGACCGACGAACAGAGCGAACGCACGACTGCTGCCTGCTCACGCAGAACGATCAGCTCAGAGCTGATCTCCGGCGGAACGAGGTAGCCACCGGTCGACGAGTAAGTCGCCTGCGCGGTGATCGTGCCTTCGGTCATGGCCTTTCCGCCCCACGCCTTGGCCATACGGCCATGCGCAGCAGCGTCGCCCTTGTTGGCGGCGAGGATGTCGGCGAAGAAGCTGTGAGGCTCCTCGTCGGATCCGAGGGACTTGCGACGGTAGACGGGCTCGTCAGCGGCAGCGTCAACAGGCACGCCTCCGAAGTCGAAGTCGACCGGCTTGCGGAGAGCCTCGATGGTGCTGGTCAGCGTGCTGACCTGCTCCTTGAGACCCTTCATCTCGCGCTCCTTGACCTGAGCGTCACGCTCAGAGGTGAGCGCTTCGAGGGCGGGCTTGATCTCGGTGTCGAGTTCGTCCCGCAGGGACTTTGCGTCGGCGGGGTCGGCCGTCTCTGCACGGTCGAGAAGGGCTGCGGCCTTGGCCTGCAGATCCTCGAGGCGAGCGGCGAGATCCTCGTCACGCGGCTGGGTGGAATCGGACATTTGTCCTAATCTCCTATTGGTTGAACTGATCTTGTTTTGTCTTGTTACTGCTAGGCCATCAGTTATCGCCGCGTGACGCAGGTCATACAGATAGTCAGGAAAAAGCTACTCAGCGCTGTGACAGAAGGTCCAGCGCGTCCTCGAAAGTGTCGAGGGCGGAGAGGTCCAAGTGGGGCGCGGCCTCGGGCTCGAGAGCCTTGCCAACGACCGTTCCGAGCGTCCGGGGGTTGACCGGAGTCGGGGTGAGAGAGATCTCTACGAGGTCGATTTCGTTGATTAGCGTGCGGCCGCGTTCGACTGCCTTCTTGAAGAAGCCGCCGATCGAGAACCCGCGAAGCGTGCCCTTAGCGACCTGACGAAAGCGGTTGGCTGCCTCGGTGCCCGGCTCGGGCTGATCGACGCGGGCCTTGATCCACAAGCCCTTACCGTCGACGCGGGCCTCGACTACCTGACCCATCGCCTCGGACATCTTGTGGTGGTAACAGAGGATCGGGTTCTTCATGTAGGAGTCAAGCGCCTTCTGCAGGGCGCCCGGTGCGATGTACTCGCCGTCGCGGTCGATGTCGAAGTCGGAGGCGTAGCCCTCGATGTAGAGGTCGCCGTCCTCCTCGACTGCTTTGCCTTGCAAGGCAAAACCCCACAAGAACTCGACCGACTTGCCAGCGGGCTTGGCCTGCATCTGCTTGACGACCGAGGCGGCCCACCTGCGACCGGCGTTGCCACCCCACAGCATCCATGCGGTCCGCCACGGAGAGGGGCCGGAGCCGCCGTCGTCGGGGCGCGTCTTGTCGTGGCGCTCGAAGAACGAGTACATCCGCTTGACATGCTCGTCGGTCAGCGAGGCGCCCGAAGCGATCTTGCGGGCGCGGGCTACGGTCGCTGATTCGAGGCCGTCGCCGCCCTCGCCATTCGCGTACATCTCAAGTCCGCGACGTGCTGCAGAGCGCACCGCCTGCGGGGGAGTGTGACCGGAAGCCATGAACCTATTGTGGCGCTGGGCTTGTCAGCGGGATCAGCGCGCCGCACGCTAGGCAACTGGTGTTCATCAGGCGGCGCGAAGTGAGAACACGTAACTCGTGCTGGTAAGCGTGGAAGCAGTCCCAGCCGTGAATGTTGATGGCAGCGCGCCCGTCGTATTGCTGGCGTTACTGACTAGGGCAATGATGTACCCGGCGTTTTGCGCAAGGCTGGTTGGTGTGATCACCGGCCAT